GAAGTCGGGGCAAACATCACCTATGTCACGATTGAAGCAGAAGATGCGTTTCGCCTTCTTGGTTTAGCGAATGTTGAAATCATTACTGGCGCAACCTTCAACGAAGCAACAGGAACACGCATTGGCCATATCTTGACGCAACTCAATGTCCCAAACACATTGCGCACTATTTCAACTGGACAATCTACTTGTTGGTATGACCCTGAGACTGTGCGTTCTGCTTTGGAAGCAATCCAGCAGGTAGAGGCGACAGAGTTGGGTGCTTTCTATGTTGATAGTGATGGCAAATACACATTCAAAAGCCGTCACGAAATCCAACAGTTAGCATCAGGTCTAGTAAACACTCCGCTTGTATTCAATGAAACAACAGGTTTGCGCTACCGCCAAGTTCAAGTTGGCTTTGATGATCAAGCCATTTACAACAGTGTTACCGTTCAAGGTGAAGGCATTGTTGACGCTTCGGTGTCCGACGCTACAAGCATTTCAAATTACTTTACTAGGAGTTATGTTCGTGGCGGTTCCCTGATCACAACAGACGCAGAAGCAACATCGCAGGCAACACTGTTGCTGAACTCACGCAAAGATCCGTCATTGACGCTTGACTCAATCCAGTGCCAGCCTTTGGCGATGACGGACGCAGAAGCGTATTCCGTAATCAATGCGGATGTCCTTGACCCTGTGACGCTGACTAAATCGTATGCATCAGGCTCATTGACGCGCACACTTACGATTCAAGGCATAGATCACAGCATTAGACCTGATACATGGGATGTTACATTTGCGTTAGCAGAACCTGTTGGTGGCGATGCTTTGGTACTTGACTCAACTACTGCAGCGATACTTGATACAAATGTGCTCTCTTACTAAGGAAACAACATGGCCTACACAACACTGAGCGTCGCATATGTCAACGGAGATGTTTTCTCGGCCGGCGACATCAACAATACAAACACAGTTGCTAACGCTTTGAGCAACGGTACAAACCAAGCACTGATTGCGGCCAAGGGTGACATCCTCACAGGTAGTGCAACAGCAAACGCATTAGTCAAAACAACTGTTGGCTCAAACAACACTGTGCTTTATGCCAACAGTGCAGCAGCAAGCGGTGGTGGCGTTTCGTGGGGTTTAATAACATCAGCAATGATCACTGATGCCACGATTACTGGCACAGACATCGCGTCAGGAACAATCACATCTTCAAACATTCTTGATGCAACTATCACTGGAACAGACATTGCAGTAGGCACAATCACATCGTCAAACATCCTTGACGGAACAATCACAACCGATGACATCAGTGCTTCTGCTGCTATCTCCTACACAAAACTTGCAGGCGTTTACAACAATGCAGGTTCAACAAACCCAAAAATAACTATCTCAACATCTAGTGGTTCTGGTCAGGCTGGAAGCACTGGCGACATCTGGTTCCAATACTGATGGCAGGAATGTGGGTACATAACGGCGCAGGCTTTCAACCTGTCTCTGCTTCACAAGCACCCTATGTTCACAATGGTGCTGGTATGCAACGCGCTAAAACTGTTTGGGTGCATAACGGCACACAGTTTGTTCAAGTGTGGCAGTACGACACAACAGGGCCTGTTGTACCAAAACCAACAGTTTCTTTTGGCGGTTCAAGTGATCTTGTTTCATGGACTGCCGTTACTGACGCTGACTCTGGCGTTGCATCCGCAACTTTGTATCAAGGCATTTACAATGTCACAACTAACACTTACACAAATAACTACCAAAGCGTTGGTATCGGTACAGGTGGCGCGAGTTCGCATACCTTCAGTGTTCCTAATGGCGTTCGTAATACGCCGACAGGAAATGTTTATCAAGTTTACTATTGGATCAGTGCTACTGATTATGTTGGCAATACAACTAATGGCGATCAGAACGGGCAATACTCGGCCTTCACATATACAAAACCACTTGGCACTTATAGTTTCGTCAACAATGCTGCAGACTCTAGAAACCTTGCAAACACTGCATGGCTTGGCACAACCATTGAAGGCATCGTTGGTTATTCAACAACTGCTCGTGCATACGGTTGTTGGTTCTACGGCACAAACACAATTTATGATAAGTGCCTGACGTGGCCAGCAAACAGTGGCACAATCTTTGTAAAGCGTGCAGCATCTTCAGACCCCAACAGAGGCAACTCAGGGACATGGACATTGAAGGGACACAACCTCGGTAGTGCTTCAGGTCCAGCAACTTTCATTGGTTCTGGAATGTCCACAGGTGCAATGAATACAGACAGCGTGACAGCAACAGTTACCCTTGATGCAACAACACTTGCAGGTTTTGCAGATGGTTCAATCCAAGGAATAGGCGGTTCATCGCACAACAACCAGCCTGCGTTCTTATTAGGCATGAGAGATTTTTCAGGTTTGATCACATTGGTTTACACATGATGAAGGATAAATAATGGCAATCAATCCAAACACAGATTTTTCGGCCGGCGCAGTATTGACGAGCGCACAACAAAACCGTTTTCCTCGTGGAGTGATGGCGTTTACTACTGTTACAGTAACAGGCTCTTGTACATTTGAATCAGTACAGATCACAGGTGCATCGTTCACTGCTGTTGCTAATCGCTATTACAAGATCACCTATTACGAACCGTCTATGTATCATGCCTCTGGCAGTACCCAGACTGTTACGGGTCGGATAAGACTAACGAATATCAGTGGGGCGGTTCAACAGACAACATCGTCGTGGACTTTCACAACGGCTGACGATATGTCTTGCGTTGCTATCACAACTCTGCCTGCTGGTACAACAAACTTTGTGGCAACTTTGCAAAGTGCTAGCGGTACGGTGGTTGCGAATCGTAGTGCAACGCAGTATGCGTTTCTCTTAGTTGAGGACATTGGGCCTGCATGACTGTAAACACTGCGTTCGGTGTCAGCACGCCTGTCAATTCAAGATCTATCAACAATGCTTTTGATTCTGTACTAAACGGCGGTTACGACTTCAGCAACATCGTTGCAACAGGAACAATAACTGCAACAGGTTTGATAACAAGCGCATCTGGTTTCTCAGGCAATGGCGCAAACCTCACAGCATTGAACGCGAGCAATCTGGCCAGCGGTACTGTGCCAACTGCACGCATCAGCGGAAGTTACACAGGCATCACAGGTGTTGGCACTTTGACTGTTGGTGCTATTCCAGCATCGTTGCTCACTGGCACAACCTTGCCTTCTAGCATTGTTGCTTCATCTCTTACTAGCGTTGGCACTCTCGTATCTGGTTCTATCCCATCAACTTTATTGACAGGCACTATTGCATCAGCACGACTCTCTGGCGCATACACAGGCATCACGCAGTTAGGAACTATCAGTTCAAGTTTGACTGTTACAGGCGGTACAGGAACAACGATTACCGCCACAACACAAACACTTATCAACGGCACAAACAACAACTCAGCCATCTATCTCGGCGGTAGCACAGGTTCATCTTCAACTGGTGGCATTGAAGCATCGTGGCGTGATGCGGCTAACCCAAGTATTGCTATTGGCGTTACAAGAGACAACAACCGAACAATGACAGTTCACTCTTATGCAGATAGCACGATCAGATTTTATGCAGGCAACTCAAATGAGGTGTTGATAAACAACGGCGGTATGACTGCCAATCACTATTACGGCGTTGTTCAATACGGCTCTTATGGTTCTTTATCTGTGTACGGAGAAAATGGTGGTTGGTATGGAATTGTATTTCCATCGCAAGCAACAACATGGATGAGTGCTGCTAACGGACAATACTTTGGTTGTTATCGCAACAACACTACATGGAACTTCTATGTTATTAACGGAACATTTACTCCATCTGACGAAAGATATAAACGAGACATTGAACCCTTGCAATACGGTATGAACTTGATACGAGGAATTGTTCCTATCACCTTTGACCCGTTGACAGAAGATCCTTCTGATGATCCTGAACAGACAGTTGGTAGAACCCATTATGGGTTTACTACACAAAACATTTTGCAAGCACTCGCTAATGCTGGCGAGACAAGAGATGTTGCCATAGTGGATATTGGTGGGCCAGCGAACGAGTCAAATGAGAGTGACCGCCAATACTTGAACCATTCGGGGCTTATCGCACCTATGGTGAAAGCAATACAAGAGTTAGATCACCGACTACAACAATTGGAGAAAGCATGAATGACACACAGGTAGAAGCAAACGAAGTGATTGAAGAGTTGTTGAATCAACTGAAGCAAGCCAACCTGCAACTAGCAATCGCACGATCTGTTATCAACAAAATAAATGCAGCGACTTCACAAGGAGATGCTGCACTATCAAATCCCGTTGGCTGATATTTGCGCCTGTCGCTTTCTTGGCAATGCTCGAGCCGGCCTTGGCTCAACCAAACGTTGTCATCACGCAACCGACAGACTTCTTTTTTGAGTTTGAGGAAACAACGCAGTTCATTGCACGCACATTTATGATCGGTGAAGATCCGTCAGATCCGCAGTTGTGGCTTTACGAAGCTTCTACTGGCACTTTGATTGTCAGCAATGATGACTTTGATGGTCTGCAGTCACGCATAGAACTTGAGTTGCCTGCAGGTTCTTACCGTTTGAGGGCAAGTACCTGCTGTCATGAGCCTGATGTTTGGCGTGATGGTCTTGTGTGGAATGTGCGTTACGAGTTGTCCTTTAACGGTTTGCCTTCACCAGCAACTACCATCTTTGAGCCGTCAACGACGACCAGCACCACGACAACAACAACGACGGAAGTTTCAGCCACAACCACAACCACAGTTGCGCCAACCACAACGACGTTTGTGCCACCAATAGAAACACTGCCCACAACAACAACCACGAATACAACTTCTTCGCCACCTGAACCAACTCCATCCGTTCCAAACACAACAACTTCTACTACGATTGTAGATACTACAACAACGAGTGAGGTGACGGCATCGCTCCCACAAGAAGCCACTACGACGACGACGAACACGCCAACGCCTACCAGCGAGCCATCAGTGACGCTTGGGACAGAGCCGCCAGTGAACTCAGAAGAGCCCTTGACAACAGATGCGCCTGCATCAGATGTGCCGACAACGATTGCGGCTGCAGAGATTCTTGAAAACGCTGATGGAGAAACACTTTCAGATGAAGAGTTTGCATCAGTTCTAGATCAACTTGAATCTGGCGATCTATCCGCATCAGAGATCGCAGATGTTGTGCAGGAACTTCTCAACACTGATATCAGTTCAGATCAGGCCGCCGGCCTTGCGTCAAATGCTGATGTGCTTGCTTCGTTAGATGCAGATACCGCATCTGAAGTATTTGAGGCGTTGGACATCTCTGAAGTTTCAGAGGAGCAGGCCATTGCGATTGTTGAGGCAGTGCAAAACGCATCTGATGAAGTGCGTGAGGCATTTGAGGAAGCCGTAGACATCTTTGGTGGACAGGTTGATACATATGTGCCGACAGGCTCTAGCGTCCCTGTACGGACACGCAGAGTCTTGATCGCGGCCGCGCTAGTGGCTGCGCCTGTTGCCACAAGGCGAAGTGCAATCCGCTGATACATCGTTTGCAATGATGGAAGCATGAAACGCCTTCTTGAAGATATCACTGCTTTAGCGTGGACTTTGGCTGGAACAGGCTTGGTGCTCATCACTTTGTCTGGTTCTACTCGCCGTATGGGCTTGATCATTGCAGGCGTCGGCTTGGCCATAAACATCATTGGTTTGGTAGCGAAGATGGGTAACGAAGAATGAAAACCGTTGTACTCAGAGTGTTTGCCGTGTTTGCTTATTCGTCTATGTCAATCATTGGCGGAGCATCAGTGCTTGGTGGCATCCCTGTGTGGAAGAGTGCAGTGTTAGCAGGCATTGTTGCTGTTGCTCAGGTAGTTGAGAAACTCGCAAGAGCATACGCAGATGATGGAAAGATCAGCAGATCTGAACTAAACGAAGCGTTTGGAACAAACAAGAAGGATAACTGATATGACATCAAGACCGTACACAGGCAACAAGGATGCAGTGCATTCAGCAAAGCGTGAAGGGACGAAGGCGTTTGTTGATTACTGCTGTTTCTTATTCGGCGTGAAGAACATTGGCATCTTCAATGACCGCAATATGGTTGGCACGGCAAGGGCCACAAAATCAGTTCATGCAACATGGCGTGCCACTGACCTCAGAGGAACTGCCGAGCAGCGCATCAAGATGATTTCATTCCTGTTTGATCATCGTGATGCTTTGGGCATTGAAGAGATCCATGATTATGCAGGAACCTTCAAGGTAAACCCTTTAGGTTGGGGTGCAGGCTACCGATGTGATCGTGATGCTTGGAGGGTTTACGACAAGAACACGATCGGGTCAAAAGGTGCTGATTGGGTGCATGTAGAGATATCACCAGCGATGGCAGATGATGTAAACAAAGTGCATGCAGCGTTCAAAACAATCTTCGGCTGATGGACGAAGGCATTATTGTTGCGTGCATCAGCGTCATTGGCGTTGTGCTCGGCGCACTGATACAAACATTCAGAAAAGAAAACCATGCAGATCACGCACAAGTGATGCATGCAGTTCAACGGATAGAGACAAAGATTGACGGTCACATAGGCGATCACGCTAGAGGTGACCTCTGATGTGATGGTGGAGTGTGTTGTTCGCTGCCACACACTCTGCCGTCACTCTCTACATTATTTTTGTTTATTGCAAACACTGTCTTACATCCCCTGTGTAATATTCACAGCATGCATAAACACACGATAAACAAACCACCACACGGATCTTTGGAATGGCATCTTGTCCGTTGGCGTGACGACAACGACAAATGCGTTGTAGGCGCATCCGAAGTTTCAACAATCATGGGATGTAACCCATACGAAAACATTGCAGAGATGGCAGTGCGCAAGATGCTTCCACCACAGGTGTCTGAAACAAACGATGCTATGACGCGAGGCAATGTGTTGGAGCCTGCACTAATAACGCATGCATCAAACGCTCTCGGCCTCAATCTCATAACTCCAGACATCATGTATCGCAACGGCAGATTCATTGCAACGCTTGACGCAGAAGCAGTAGATGACCCAACCCTGCTTGTAGAAGCAAAGACCAACAACCATTGGGCGTTTGGTTCAGAACTGCCCGACTCATGGTTTTGGCAAGCACAGGCGCAAATGCACTGCACAGGCGCAGACAAAGTAACTTTTGTAATCCTTGACCGCCATATGCGCCTCGGCTTTGAGGTTGTAGATCGCTCTGACGATGCCATTGCACGCATGGAGGAAGCCGTAGAAGCCTTCTGTCTGTGCGTTGATGAAGAGCGCATGCCTGCAGATGCAGTCTTGACCGCACCACTGGTGACAGAACTCTACAAAGATGCCACAGGGGAAGTGGAACTAGACGGCAACATCCTGTATCTCCTAGGAGAATGGGAAGCATCAAAGCACGCAATCAAGGAAGCAGAAGAACGCGAACGCGAAGTAAAAGACGCAATCGCACGCATGCTTTTGGACAAAGAGTTTGGCACTGTCTGCGGAACTCGTGTCGTTTCATTCAAAACACAATCTTCTTCAAGGCTGGATTCAAAGGCACTGCTCGCAGACCATCCAGAACTGAAGGATGCATACACAAAGACCACCACAACTCGCGTCATGCGAATCATCAAGTAAGGAAGGACAGCAATGGAGATCATCAAGTTATTGACACAGGTAATGGAGGAGGCCGGTGCAGTGCGAAAGACAGAACGCAACACGCACCAGAACTTCAACTTCAGAGGGATTGACAGTGTTGTAAACGCAGTCTCTCCAGCGTTGCGGAAGCACGGCGTTGTTGTAGTGCCAACGCTCAACGACTGCATCTACGAAACAGTGACCGTTGGGCAGAACAGAACACAGATGGGGCATGTGCGTGTCAATGTGACATACACATTCTTTGCGCCTGACGGGAGCAGTGTGGCATCTACAGTTAGCGCAGAAAGTATGGACAGCGGTGATAAAGCCACTGCAAAGGCGATGTCAGTTGCGTTCCGTACTGCACTCCTGCAAACACTCTGCTTGCCGACAGACGACGCAGACCCCGACACATTTACCTACGAACGCACAACGGTAAAGGATGTGGTGGCAAAGCATGTTGCATCTCAGCCTGCACAGACAGCACCTGCGAAGCCTGCAGTGAGGCTAGGAAGCAAGGCGTTGCCTGCACCAGAGCGCATCGCACCAACCACGGCCGCGAAGCCGTCAGGACAGAAGAACAATTCTGCTAAAGGCACTGCGACAGACAATCAAATCAAGATGATGGCAACGGTTGCGAAGCAGATTGAAGCAGACGATTCACTTCTTCACGATCTCGCTGGCACAAAACGCCTTGAAGATATGAGTAGTGCTGAAGCTTCTTCTTTGATCACCAAGTTGTTGGCTATCAAACAAGGCAATGCAACTCTGTCGTATGACACGAACGGCAAAGCAATCGTAGACATCGGGGAGGCAAACTGATGGCGCATTACTACGAACACGAAGATGCTAACGGCGATCTAGTTGATCTGACCGTTCTCTGCTCCGACTACTGCCATCTCTTTTATTGCATG